ACCAATCACTAAGTCCAACTTTGTTGAACCCGGTGGTACTCAGGTCCGCGTTGGTGCTTCTACCAACGAGTCCGATGCATACTCTGCAACCGCTCTTGTTGATTCCTTCTACGACGCCGCTGCTGCGATGGACGAGAAGGGCATCAGTCAGGACGGCAGGGTCGGGGTCTTAAATCCTAGACAATATTATGCGTTGATCCAACAAGTTGGTGAGAACGGTTTGATCAACCGCGACGAGCAGGGCTCCTCTCGTCAAAGCGGCCAAGGCATCGTTGAGATTGCTGGCATCAAGATCTACAAGTCCATGAACATCCCGTTCCTGGGCAAGTACGGCACCAAGTACGGCGGCACCTCTGGTGTCACTGATCCTGGTAACACTGGTGACTTCATCGGAGTTGCTACCGAAAACGCCTCTGGCGCTACTGCTGGTATCAACAACGATTACGGTACTACCGCCGAGTTAGGCGCTAAGTCTTGCGGACTCATCTTCCAGAAGGAAGCCGCTGCTGTTGTCGAAACCATCGGACCACAGGTCCAGGTGACCTCTGGCGACGTGTCTGTTGTGTATCAGGGCGACGTGATCCTTGGCCGTTTGGCTATGGGCGCTGACTACCTGAACCCTGCTGCAGCCGTTGAGCTGTATGTAGGCGCTACTGCACCTTCTGCATTCTGATATTTATTTCATACAAGGGTTCCTTCGGGAGCCCTTTTTTTTAACTATGACAACTCCTACAACTATTGATCTCGATACCGAACTATCCGCAGTAAATTCAATCTTGGGGAGTATCGGTCAGTCTCCAGTAACTAACCTCAACTTCACTAATCCTGAGATTGAGTTCATCTACAACCTCCTCAAGGAATGCAACGTTGAAGTGCAGAGTGAGGGTTGGGTCTACAACCGTGAAGACCATTACCCATTCACACCTGACTCCAACAAAAACATCAGTATTCCTAGCAACATCCTACGTATGGATGTGTGTAAGGAAGAAGTTTTTCGGAGTACTGATGTCGTCAAACGTGACGGCAAGCTCTACAACAAAGTCAACCATACATATGAGTTTGACAAACCACTTGACATGAATGTCGTGTGGTTATTTCCATTTGAGGATCTACCTCAACCTTTCAAGCGTCTGATTGTTGCTAAGGCTTCTGTCCGAGCAGCTACGCAGCTTGTGTCTAACCCGACGCTTGTACAACTCCTAGCCCAACAGGAAGCCTATACCCGAGCAATCGTCACTGAGTACGAGTGCAACCAGGGCGACCACAACTTCCTTGGTATGGGACATGACCAGGGCTACCAAGCCTATGAACCATTCCGTGGGTTGCGTCGCTGATGCCAAGTATTACTCAAACTATTCCTAACTTCTTTGGTGGTATCTCTAAGGTGCCTGACAGCCAAATGGGTCAGGGTCAAGTTAAAGATGCATTGAACTGCATACCTGATCTGAACAAAGGCTTGTACAAACGGCCTGGAGCCATGCGTGTAGGTACGTCATCACTGTCTGGTGCGACATCCACAGGTGTGTGGTTTCACTACTACAGAGACGAAACCGAAGGTAGCTATATCGGCCAGGTGCAGTCCAACGGTGCAGTGAATATGTGGGATGCCGATACCGGTAATGCCATCACTGTTAACTACGAAAGTGGGCAGCAATCGAACCTACAGAGCTACCTATCTAACGGCACTATTGGAACTGAAACCTTACAGTTCACGACCATCAATGATAGTACCTTTGTTGTCAACCGGAATGTGACTGCTGCTATGCAGCCAACATCCGTATCAAAGACTGACGAAAAACCTCACACTTACTCAGCTTTTATCGAGCTGAAACGTACACAGAACGGTCGTCAATATGGTCTCAACATCCATAACCCGACGTCAACCTCTCTTACTACAATCAGCACTGCAACCCAGGTAGATGCAAACCCAACTGGTGAGGGTTACTCAACCTTTAGCAGTGATAACGGTCACTGCCCTTTTATTGGTACCAAAGTATTTGCTATCAATCAAGGAAGTGCAACCAACCTTGTGTTTCGGCTTACGGCGGTAGGTCAACAGGGACCTTTACCTGGCAGTACTGGCGTTGATGCTGGTGACTACACCTGTACCTATAGCCATAGGCTTGACCTGCTTCACGGTGGCGAAGGTTGGGCTGTTGGTAGTGCAGGAACTGTGACGCTGGAAGGTAAGAGCTACCCGATTGTTATTGAAAAGACTGAAACCGTCCAAGTACGTGCATCAATCAAAGCTGTGCGTCCTGACCCAACACCATTTGACCAACAGACCAACGTCACGCCTGACAGCATCCTTGGTGGTATCACCTCTGAGCTATCTGGAACCAACATCAGTTTTGAGGTTATCGGTAACGGGATTTACTTCTACAGCAACACAGTTGACTTCACTGTCGAAGCACAAAATACTGATCTAATGAGTGTCATCACCAACCAGGTGAACGACGTGACTGGTCTGCCGTTTCAGTGCAAGCACGGGTACATCGTCAAGGTCTCAAATAGCAGCTCTGCTGATGATGACTACTACTTGCGTTTTGAGGGCAACGGTGGCGGCTCTGGTCCTGGATCTTGGGTCGAGTGTGCTGAGCCTGGGATTGCTGACACCATTGATTCTTTGACTGTACCTATTGTGATCCAACGCCAAGGTAATGGTCAATTCATTGTTAAGCGTTTCGATTATGCAAAGCGCATTGTTGGCGATACCAATACAAACCCTGAGCCTAGTTATATCGGAAAGACGATAAACAAGGTTGTGTTCTTCCGTAACCGTCTTGCTTTCTTAAGTGATGAGAATGTCATTCTATCCCAACCAGGTGACCTGGGAAACTTCTTTGTCAATACTGCTCTTACAGTTTCAGGCACTGACCCCATCGACATTAGTTGTTCTTCTAAGTATCCTGCTATCTTATTTGATGCTCTTGAGGTAAACACGGGTCTGATTGTATTTGCAGCAAACCAACAATTCATGCTTGCTACAGACTCTGATATTTTGAACCCTGAGACTGCACGTCTTAGCAGCATCAGTACTTACAATTACAACACTGCTGTACCACCTTTCTCTACAGGAACTTTGGCTGGTTTTTTAGATAATGCAGGTGCTCATACCCGATTCTTTGTCATGTCAAACGTGGCACGTGAGGGTGAGCCTAATGTGAATGAACTAAGTAAAGTTGTATCAACTGCATTAAGCAAGGATATTGACCTACTTGCAGACTCACGTGAGAACACTACTATCTTTTTTGGTAAGAAGAATAGTGATGAAGTGTTTGGATACAAGTACTTCAATGTGGCTGACAAACAGGTCCAGTCGTCCTGGTTCCGCTTGAAGCTTACACGACCTATTGTGTATCACTGCTGTGTGAATGACACGTATATCTTTGTCGATGATCAGAACTTCTTACAGAAGATCAACTTGATTAGGGATGATGATACTACGTTTACTGAGAACAGCGAGAATTACATAATCCATCTGGATAACTATGTTGCTGCTACTGGTGGTAGTTACAACAGCACCACAAACCAGACCAGCTTTAACTTGAGTTGGATTAGTAGTATCGCTGATAAGTCTGTGAACCTGGTAGCTGTCAAGCCTGGTGCTGATGGTCTCATTGTCCTTGATGTTGATGTTCCTTCTAGCGGTACAACTGTGACCGTGCCTGGTAACGAGACCTCATTGACCTTTGGTTATGCATACACGATGCAGGTTGACTTCCCTAGGTTCTTTGTGCAGAAACTTACTGGCGAACGTACTGTTAACGAAGAGCGTGGAAGCCTAGTTGTTCATCGCATTAAACCTTCGTTTGGTCGTCTTGGTCAGTATGAAACAATTGTGAAAAGAACCGGTAAGGTTGATTATGTAGATGACTTTACTTCTAGTACATATAACCAGTACTTAGTTTCTGATGTGCAAGTAGAAGATGAGTTTACTGGAACTGTACCTGTGTATGAAAAGAATGATAACTTTAGCTTATCAATCAAATCTAATTCACCTCTCCCCGCAACACTTATCTCTTTGACTTGGGAGGGTGACTATTCACCCAAATACTACAAGAATGTCTAAGTACATTTATCCACTAACTAAAGAGGTCGCTGTTCATGTGGCCTCTAATTTGCGCCCTGAAGACTATAGGGAGGTGACTGAGGGACATGGTCACAATCCTCTTCTTGCTCTCCTTGGAGGTGCTACTAGTGGTTACTCAGCAGCCTTCATGATGCCTAACGGTAAATGGGGTGCTGCTGGAGGAGTAGGTCCCGAGAACGGGATCTGGATGCTATGCACTCCTGAAATACACAACTATCCAAAGACCTTTGCACGTGAATGTAAACGTCTTATTGAAAGTAGACCAGAG